ATGATTTAGAGTTAGGTAGTTTGATACACGAAGCACTTTTGGCTGTAGGCCAAGAGGGTAATGTGATAATAGAAAGCAATTCCGATAACACTACTACATGGTCTTTGACCGAAGGACTTGTTATGGATAGTGGGTATGTAAACAAACTAATGGCTAATGCAGATAGAGAAAAGTGTATTTACGATAATGCCTCTATACTTTTAACGCAAGAGAAAATAGATACCTTTAACCATATAGTCCCTGCACTAGAATTATCTATGAAAGCAGGTAAGCCTTTAGTGATAGTTTGTCATGATTACAACCCAAGCATACTACCTAACTTACTCGTTAATATTATGCAAGGTAAATTAAATGTCTGTATAGTTAAGACGGCAGGTTTTGGTGATACTCAAGACCATTGGCTTCAAGATATAGAAGCAAAATGTGGTGGTAAAGTATTCAATTCATTTGACAGTATTATTACCGTAAAAGAACATGAGTTAGGTATGTGTGATAAAGTAGAGATAACTTCTACTACATCTACATTCATTAAGGATGGGGTAGACGAGGATTACATAAATAATCTTACCTCAATACTAACTCAAGTAGAAACGGATTTTGAACGTGAGATTGTTGAGAATAGAATCGCTAGGCTTACTTCCGGTATTGCATCTATCAAGGTGGGTGGAATTACTGACATAGAACAAAGGGAACGTAGAGAACGTGTAGACGATGCTGTCAATGCCGCTAGTCTTGCTAGAAAACAAGGAATAGTATGTGGCGGTGGCGTAGCACTTAAGGATATTTGGTGGAAAACCCATCAGACTGTTGATGAGTTAGATGGCGTAAAGTATTTTGATGCAATCCTAGCACCTATGAAACAGATTTTATCTAATAGTGGTATGTCTGCAAAGATAGACTTTGGTGGGTTATATCACGTTAAAGACGTAGGTTGGAACGCAGTTTCAAGAAAAAGCGAAAACTTAAGATTCAATGGTATTATTGACCCTGTTGGCGTAACTATTAACGCTGTCGAATCCGCTTTCTCTATCGCTATACTACTACTTACTACTGATTGTGCTATAATTGCACCACAGGAGTAAACTATATAACCGTAAGAAAATGAGGTATTAATATGACATGGGGAACACAAGCACCACAAGCAACTAAGACGACAGAAGCACCACAAGGAGTGGTGTATAACGAGGAATACTACCGTAATATGTTTAAGAACAACAAATCACAATCTGTTGATTTGCGTATGGGATTGGTAGGTTGGGAAAACACCGCTAAGACAGGACTAGCATTATCTATGATGGATGCAGAAATTAAAGCAGGTAAAAAGGTAGCAGTATTTGATGTAGATAATTCAGCAAAGTCTACCGTAGATTATATCTATCCCGATGCAGAAAACATTATGGTAATACCACTACACGATGAAACAGATGACTCTATCTTTGATGAAGATAACAATGTAGATTACAAAGCATTAGTAGATAAGACTAATTGGTTTGTAAACATTCTAGCAGAAGAGGTAGCGACTAACCCCGATGATTGGGCGGGCGTAATATTTGATGGTGGCTCTACATTCCTTAAATGGTGTGAACACGCTATGAGAGCATCACTACTAAGTCGTGGTATCATTGAAACAGAAGATGGTACTTTTAACCAAAAAGAATGGAGAGAGCGTAACCGCATGAATAGAAATGTTCTGACTAGGATTCACGCTTTGCCTGTACCTAAAGTATTCTTTACCTTTCACCTAAAGCCTGTACAGCAGTATATGGATGACGGTACAGGTAAGAAAGTATTGATGACAGTCGGTGATAGACCTGATTGGGACAAAGGCACTATGCGTAAGTTTTCACAACAAATATTCCTAAATAGATACATGAAGAAAGCAGATATTGCCGCAGGTGTTAAAGGTGATAAGAAACTTGCCGATGGTGAGTGGGCTATTCGTGGGACTATTGAGGAAATGAAAGGTAAACACATGGAATATGTAGGGACAACCCATACTATTCTATCAATAAAAGACGGTAAGGTAGAATGGACAGGACTACCTTTCGTAAATGAGTGAGGCACTAATATGCAGTCTGTCGTAGACACACAATCATTGATATGGTTGCTAAAATGCACACAACGTAGACAAACTATTTCCGGTAAAAGTATTCCACAGGTTTCGGCCTGTATGTTGAATGCCGTAGGTGGTAGAATGTCTACTTGTTCACTCACTAAGGATGGTGTATCTTCTGTAGGTATCTTTTCGATACCCTCTACAGGAGAAACTAAAATACCTGTTAGCGACATAGAGACTATGTTGGGAATACTAAAGTATCATGGAAATGCTTTGACCTTAACTTATGATAATGATAAGTTAAAACTAAAGTCTAAGTATAAGCAAACAACGCTTACTGCTTCCGAGAATGCTTTGGCTTTCCCACATAGTCCTACCACATTGAATGAGTGGTCTAATACATCAATAACATTTGCCGCAAAACTAAATGTAGGTAATGAAATAGCATATACTATGAATGATGGTAGTATCTTACAACCTGCTTGTTCTTGGGAATCAATAGATGCAGTACGTTTATTTGAAGCAGTTAGATGTGATGAAATGAACGGACAAAAATTAAACACATTCACTTTTAAGGGAGATGAAAACGGACTTAGTGTTGTCGTTGGTAAGGAATTAAAAGGTAGAACAGAATATGAGTTGGATAGGAGAAGTACTCAATGGCCTTTTACGGCTACCTATCAAGGTGGATTCAATAATCTATTTGCTAACATTAACGGTAAAATAAACTTATACTTTTTTGATTTTACACAATGGGAACAAGGCGTTAAGTTGCTTATAACTTTAGGTGATGGAGACTTTATTTTCCAATCAGCACTACTAGGAGATGAATATATATGATTATAAGTTTAGATGTGAAGGCATATCCGGTATCTGATGATGTAGATTACCCTACATGGTACACTATACCTTACTTCGATGTTTGCGTACCCAACCCCGAAACAGAATCGGATGGTCTTAGTACATTTACATTTAAGGGTAAAAATGGCGAAAATTATGTAGCATCCATAAAGGTTAGACAGGAATTAGACCCATTGTACCGTGATAGAATATGGCTAGATAAAGAATACACCGAGATGGAAAGAAGTATGGCCGACATAGCAGACCAATTCGGTATTACACCTGCCGCTATCAATCAATGGTTGAATAAATACGATATACCTACAAGAAGTAGGGGTAGAAACCATGAGTAATTGTGAACATTGTGGTAAACCTTTAGTGCCTATTGGTACATCTCGTAAAAATGGGAAGGCAACACACAATGATTGGGGTACACGTAGACTACACAAGAAATGTTGGGTGGAATTAAAAGATTATAACCGTAAGATTAGGTGGAATAGTTATGATAGTAGAGCAAGGCAAAGGTAGAGAAGTCCTAGTGAGGTATAGAGATGCACAAGGAAATAGAAAAACCGAGTCAATCAAAGGCCACTATCCGTACTGTTTTATTGAGACTGATAATGCCCCTTATGTAGAAGATTGTATAAGAAAAGAAGATGGTTATACAGGTCTTTATGGGGAAGATTTAACTAAGATTGTTGTTTCGCATAACTCGGAGTTAAGGAATCTATCTTATTACGGGACAACATGGGAAGCAAATGTACCTTATGTTAATCGTGTACTTATAGATAGGCTAAAAGAAAAAGATAACGAACCCTTTGAGAATTATAAACATAGGACTTGGTATCTTGATTGTGAATGGTCGCCCGCAACAAACCAAATGAGGGTGATAGTAGTTTATGATAATTTTACTGAAAATGAATATGTATGGTTTGTATGCCCTTCTATTAAAGAAGAAGGTTTGGCTGATGGCGAGCCTAAAAGGTTCGATACATACGGTGATTACGAATACCCTACCCCTGCACTCGGATTTGGTAGTGAAAGGGATATGCTTATTCATTTCTTGCGACACATGAAGAGACAAGACCCTGATATTATCACAGGTTGGTATGTCGTTGGGGCTGACATTAGAACAATAGTAGAGAGAAGTAGGGCTTGCGGTCTTAATCCCGCCACACTATCTCCTATGAGAAGAATTAGATACAAGTTTGGTGATTGGGAACAACCAATCGTAGGTAGAAACTGTATAGATTTGATGGTAGCGTTCTCTAAAATATGGGAATTGAAAAACGGTAAATTACCGTCTTACAAGTTAGACGATGTTGCTAACGAAGTTTTGGGGGAAAAGAAAATAGAGTTGCCCGATGGACACGATACTTATTATTCAGACCTTCCATTGTATGTACATTATTGTAGACAAGACGTAAGGTTACTACCTAGACTTGACTTAAAAGTAAATGCTTTAGATTACTATACTGCATTACAGCACGTTGTTCAATGCGACCTGCGTTCCACACCTTTTATCACTAAGATGTTCACAAGTTTAGCGTTGAAGGATGAAAAGTTTGATAAGAGAATACCTACACAACCACAGTTTCCTTACACCCCTTATGACGGGGCTAACGTCTTAGAACCCGAAACAGGTGTATATGAAAACGTAGGTATCTTAGACATAAAGGCTATGTATCACAGCAACGTACACAAGTACGGTATATCATGGGACACATTAGACCCCGAAGGTGAGGATTGTGGTAATGGTAGTAAGTTTAACGTAAAAGAAAAAGGATTACTTTGTAGATTGATGGATGATATGACTCATCTGCGTAACGAAAACAAACTTAAGATGATGATGAGTGATACCTTAGAGAAGAAAAACAAATGGGATATTATGCAGTTTGCTTGTAAGTCATTGGTAGCATCTATGTATGGTGTAGCAGGTGATTCTAAGTACGGTTTTTATCACCCCGAAGTAGCGTCTGCTATCACATATACATCAAGAAATACTCTTGAGGAATTGATGTACCACGCAGAAGATATGGGGTTCAAAGTTTATTATGGGCATACAGATTCTATATTCTGTAATATAGATAAGCCCGAAGATGGTCTTAAGGCACTAGAAAAAATCAACGAAGAAATGTCTCCAATAGAAACCGAGTTTGAGAAGTGGTGCCCTAGTATGTTAATTATGGCTAAGAATAGATATGCCGGAAAAGTAAGTTGGACTGATGGTTCTTATCACGACCCCAAAACTTATGTTAAGGGAATAGAATTGAAACAATCAAGAATGCCTAGTGTGATGAAATTGTGTATGAATACAGTTATTGATGGGATATTAGATGGTACAGAGCAAAAACAAATTACCGAAAGTATATCCTCTCTTGTTGATGATGTAGTTAAGGGTAAAGTAGACCCATCTGATTTATGTATGAAAGGTAAACTAGAGCGAAACCTAGATGATTATAAAGTACTGTCCGGCTCATCAGCAGGTGCGGCTTGGGCTAACGAATATCTAGGTAAAGGATATAGAAAAGGCTCATTCTTCAAAGTTACCATAAATGAAAATGGTAAATACATAGCATTCGATGACCCTTCTGAAATTGAAGGTGTTACAAAAATAGGTAATAAGATTCTTGCACAAAGATTTATCTTAAATAAAATAGAGCCTTATTACAATTTAGCCCAATGGGATATTCAACCTATACATAACTCTTTAGAAGGTATGAGTGGGATGAAGTGGTTATAGATAACTATATAACCGTAGGAAAAGGAGAGATAAATAATGTCTAACGCAAGCGATATAAGAGAATTACAAGAGAAACAAGAACAACTAACTAAGGGTGTAGTAAATGCTTTTGAACAAGTTAGTTTTGATTATGCAAAACTACAAACGATGTTCTTCGCACTACTACAGGACTTAGGTAAAACAGATACTTTGTCTTGCTCGGAATGTGATGAAGAAGTTATGAGGCCATTATTGTCTCAGTTACCTGTAGAAAGTACCTGCCCTATGTGTGGTGGTGATTTAGTCCATGATACTTCACAAACTACTGTTGATGATTGGGATAACGGTACAACAGAAGAAGAGTGATTATATGAAAGCGACACAAGAGCAGAGTAGTGATTCTTCATACAGACCTACAGAAAAGAAATGGCTGAGGATAAGTAAATCATCTTTGATGACATACATGATGTGCCCTAGACAATTTTATTGGCGGTATATAGCGGATATACCTAGCCCACCACCTAGTGAGGCCGCCATTCGTGGTGGTAAAATACACAAGGTAATGGAGATAGGTCTACTAGAAGGCTCTGATAAAATAATGAGTGCTGCTATAGAAGAAGGTGTAGATGATGATGTAGGGGTGGATAGCCTCAATATGTTATTACATCAGATAGCACATGACATGGGCGGCTTCGATATAGTAGAGGCAGAAGTTAAGCATCAAGTAGCAGAAGAATACAACGGCTACAATATTATTTGGGTTGGTATGATTGACGGTGTTATTAGACACCCCGATGGTGGTTTAATTCTTATGGAATTGAAAACAGGTAAAATGAATATGGGTAAACTAGGTAGGACTAGAAAGGAATTGGTCTACTACTCTAGGCTTTTGAGTAAACTAGGGTACGATGAACCTATAACACATTTTATGTATATCTCTCCCGATTATGAAATACCCGAAGATGGTAATGATAAATTATTGTTAGAAGGAAACAAGAGAGGTAAAAGTTTGTGGTTGGGCGCAGAGCGTGGAATTGCTATTCTTGAGAAGATAAACAAGCGAAGTATAAATGCTTTCTCGGAATCATTAAGTAGCACTATTGAGTCGCTAGTAATCCAACAGTACCCTATGAATTGGAATGACTATTTTTG